GAGTCTCGTACGCCTACATCCTCCGTCAAGGCGTCGTGGCTGCAAACATCGCCGTCTGCGTGAAGGGAGCATCTACCTTCACTCCGAGGTTGTGGGCCCCCTTCACACTTCAGGCTGGAGATTTGCTTAAGGTCATGACACAGACAAGTTCGGACAGAGGAGCAAGCATGGCAGTCTACACCAACCGCGGAGTCTCGAGGATATTCCATGTCACGCCGACCGGCGGGGCCACTAACGAGCTGGTCGATATCCAAACGGGGAATTCGATCGGCGATACGCTTCAGGGCCAAACCTGCATCTCCGCCACTTTCACCACGGTCGACGGAGCTCTTATCGAAACCAATGGGGCCTACATCGTCGATGCCCTGGGTAACGTCGTCGGCAGCGTCACCGACACAGACCCCAGCGTTCAACAACCGCTGCCAGCGGATCTCGCCGCACCCGTCAACCTGAATTTCAAGGCTCAGTTCCTCACCAGTGCTTAGGGGTGGAAAATTGGCGCGGATGACTAAGGCTGCTGGCCGAAGACGACTCGCGGAGATCCTCTCGAAGGCCAAGAAGCTATATCTGCGTGACTTCATCTCGACAAAAGACCTCGACAGCATCGAGAGAATAGCTAAGATGCGATCCAAGCAGCTCAAGTGAGGTGTCGACGTTGGTTCAGGTTCAGAGTGTGTACGAACTAACGGGCACAGGCCAACAGATCGGCGGGGTATCTGCTGCGCAACTTGCCGAGGTCCAGAGGAGACTTGCCCAACAAGAGGCAAACAGGGCAGCAGCCGCAGCTGCAGCTGCAGAGCGAGCAGCTACACCAGGGGGCGGAACCGGGAACGGGGCAGGGCCGTTCGTACCGTCCGCTGGTATTCCGAACAACTTCTTTGGGTTCGTGATGATCGCCCTGGGGATGAGATGATGACTCATTCAATCTCCCCGCGCGTATACAAGCTACTGAAGACCAAGACTCTCGAGGCTGGAGACCAGGAGCACCAGATTCAATTCACCGATGTGCAGGGGGTCGGCGATCCTATCACCATCGAGGAGCTGAATCGAGAGGAATTAGTTCGCCTCATCATCGTGAACTTCGCCAGGCTCTCCGTCAAAGGTGAATGGGAGGGGCTGTTAGCATGAGAGCTGAGGATCGCAAGCCTTCGAAGAGGGTCTTTCCCCTGCTCCAGAACCTCGATCTCGACTCTGTGGTGTTCTCCCAGATAGAGAGCGTAGGCGATCCCATATCGATCGAGGACATGAACGAGCAGGAGATGTTAGATCTAATCATCGTGAACCTTGCCAGGCTCTGCGTAGCTGGGGAGTGGACGGGGCTGCTCGAAGCTGGAGGAGGAGGTGGCGTCAATCAATTAGGGATTCTGACCGCAACTGGCTACGATGTTTGGGATGTGTCAGTAGCTGCACCGTTCGGGATCGCTCTGAGAGATACTGACGGCGTCGATGATGAACCCTGCTTCATGCCATTTTATGCTCCTAACACCGGCACTGTGGCAGCCGTCACCGTCGGCATCACAGTGGCGGCAGCGAGCACAAATAACTTCTTGATCGGATTCTACAACGCCGATGAGGACACTGGTTTGCCCTCGACGCTAATCGCTTCGTGCGCTATTGATCTAACTTCAACGGGAGACATTCGACAAACCAGCTTTACCGGCACTCCGGCGTTGACCAAGAACACGCTTTACTATGCTGGGTTTTGTCGGTCCGCCGGCGTTTCTGCTACATACCGTTCCTCGAAGTCTTTGTATGGTCCCGGAGCAGGTCCGACGAACAGCACGGAAGATTCCAAGACTCAACTTCAACTCATAGGGTCGGATAGAACCCTGCCTGCAACCGTCACGGCTGGCAATTTACAGACTACCTACACAGAACCCCCCTCGCTTCTTTTGGAATGGTGATCATGCACAGGAATACTCGACACTGGGACGGCGAGACTCTCATTGAAGAGACGTTTCGAGATGTTGATTGGAACGAAGTAAGAAGGTGCAGGGATCAAGACCTCGAACGCTGCGACTGGCGCGCTGGAAAGGACGTCGTCCTGGCTACCGCCTGGAAGGACTACCGCCAAGCGCTCCGCGATCTCCCCCAGGTGCACGAGGAGGCCAACGACGCCGTCGACGCATGGCCGGTGATGCCTGATGCCTGAGCACCACGAGCACGCCGATGAGAGCTTCCCCGAGCAGTTGAAGCGCCTGGTCATCGACAACGCATTCGCCTTCGTCCTGGGCTGGCTCCTGGGGGCGGGCCATGTCGCAGCCCTCCTCGGGGACCTGGCTGGTGCGTTCACATGACCAAGCGAAAGCCGGACAAGGTGATCGAGTACCGCATCTCTCTGCAGGACAAGGAGCGCGAGATCCTCGAGTCCGCGATCGGAGCTTACCAGGTCAATCGGATCATGACGCCGATCGTCACCCTGATGAACGACGTGACGGGAATGATTGTTCTCTTGACGCTGGCTGCTTCTCTCGGCTTCACTGGCATAGCATTCGCATACCAGGCGACCTCCCCGACAGAAGACATGCACGTGATACTGACCGATTTCTTTCTTCAACGGGATCAAGCGGCCATGGCAGCCGGCGTGACGATCGCGGCTCGAGGACCGATATGGGGATTCGTCGACATCTTGGAGCGTGTCTTTGGTACCAACCTTCCTGACTTCGGAGGCGGGTACGAGCCTCCGGCTCCAGCGGCCTCGGAACCAGGCAGAGCCCCAGGCACAGCGACCGGCGGAGTCGAGTGATCAGCCCTCGCAGAGCTCTGGGCGAACTCCGCAGCACAGGCAGACCAGCTCCACCTCGAGGAACTCGTCAGAGAGTCCGGAGTAGTCGATCTCCATGTGTTCGGAAACCTCGAACCATTCTAGCTTCTGGAGGTCATCCTCGTCCTCCTGGGTGAACTGATCCCAACCGGGCCAGGAGTCCAGCTCGATCAGGAGCCACTTGAAGAACTCCCTGGCGCCCATCTTCTTCATTCTCTCATCCCCTTGTTCCTCTGACGGCACTCGGCCCGCAGCGCATAGTGAGGAATGTGCTTCGGCCGCTCAATAAGTTTCCATCCTCGAGGCCGGCCACGGCCAGACCGACTCGCTTGCCGCACTTGCGACATCGACGCTGCAGAGTGATCGTGCCAGGGCGAGTCTCCCAAGTCCACCATGTCTGGCACTGCGGGCATTCCCACATGCCCTTTCGCATTCACTCACACTCGCAAGCTGGGAGCGCTGTACCCTCGTCATAGTCCACGAGTATCTCTGTCGTCCCACAATTTTCGCACGGTGGGATATTCCGATTCTCTAGATCAACATAATGCGGGATGCAGTAACCGCGTTGGCTACCGACATAGACATAATGAGGGCACTCCTCGATTATGCAGCTCACAATTCCACCCCCAGTTCCTCGAGTCGCTCCTGAAGCACCCTGATTGACGATCTGAGGCGCTTCACCTGCGCAGTGCGGTCGATACATCGCTTATGGTCCTCGAGTGTCTCAGATAGCCTCCTAGAGCGCGTTTTCTTCGGCCACGAGGAAAATATGGCGTAGGCAGGGTCAGAGAAGCTCACAGAGCAGGTTGGGCACATGATCCGAGCCAGAAAGGGAGTTATGTTAATGTTATCGCATCCTCGAGCGGCCGAGCAACCACTAAAGGCGGTGTACGGTGTAGGGTGGGCGCGCGGGGTGGCTAAAATAAGGGATGAAGGTAGGTTGAAGGACGGTCAGGGGCCGGAGGACGACACATGGTAGCCACTGAATTGCTGATTCTAGGTGTTCTGGACCTCTTGACCCTGTCTGGACTGGTCATTTTCGCTCTCTGGCTGCGGATCGAGCTTGCCAACATGCTCGAACTGCTCGACGAGCGGCTCGCCCTGGCACTGAAGGCGCTCGTTGATCGTGTAATGGAAGGCGGGATCGACTTCGAGCCGCCCAATCCTATCCAGGGGGCGATCGCACAGATGATCCAGTCGATCGCAGCTCAGAAGATGAACACGATTGAAGCTGTTGTCACGCAGAAAGGCCCCGACGGACGGTTTCAATCTTCAATTGACGAATTCCAATAAATTATAAACCTACTACTGCGGTTTTTCAATCATGGCGAGGCGAAGGGGCCGAAAGACAAGGCGGCGCACTGCCAAGAAAATCAGTTTGATCGATCTCGCGGAGTCGTATGCGTATGCGAGCGTGCTTACCTCTGGCGTTTTTTCCAATTCACCGATCGGCTTCATCGGATTCGACGGCACTGGTTCAGGAATGGCCATGGCGACCACCAACGGAAGCGCCGCGCTCACCCTGGGCGGCATCGTCAGTGATCCGGGGTCCTCCTTCGATTCGATGCAGGCCAACTTCATGCAGAACTATCAGGCAATGGCCGTCTCAGCTATCGGCATTGGTCTGACATTCAAGTTCGCCAAGCGCCTATTGAGGAAACCAATAGCAAATGTCAACAGAAATTTGATGGCTCCCTTGGGCATTGGCGTGAAAATCTGAGGTGATTGGATGGCGACAACTACATGCGTTGGAAATCTGGTCTGCAGCGACGGCACGAACATCCCTCTCAAGCTCGAAGTCGTTGAAGGGACTGAGACATCACTTACCACAGACACCGTCTATACCGTCAGTGCGATCAACATCGGCGACTATGCGCCAGGCAAGACCGTCACTCATGGTCTAGTGAGTGGATCCGTCGGTGTCTCGTATGCATACATCCTCCGCCAAGGCGTCGTAGCTGCAAACATCGCCGTCTGTGTGAAGGGAGCCTCGACGTTCACTCCAAGACTCTGGGCTCCCTTTACGCTGCAGGC